TTGGGTTAAGTGGCTACGTGATGACTTTTCGGAGTTGTTTTATGACTGCCCGATTTTCGCGTAGTCTGGTCTGTTAAGAAAATAAATTAAATAGAAAAGGAAGTAAATATATTATGAATGTTAAAGAAATTAAGCGAGCTGTTGATAGCGGTAAGCGGGTTTATTCGGGTAACAAAAATTATGTAGTTATTTGTGACTCGATTGGGCAGTATCTAATCAAGTGTACTTTTAATGATAGTTGTATTGGTTTAACGTGGAAGGATGGGGTTACGTTAAACGGTAAACCTGATGAGTTTTGGATAGAGTCCCCGTCTAAATATGGGTATTCTATGTGTAATATTCAGCGGTCAAGTTTTGGAGGTTAGATAGATGTCTATTGAATTAGCGTTTTTTGTGTGGCTTATTGGTATAGCTGTGGTCTGCCTGGTTGTGGAGTGGAGGCAGAAACGTAGGGTTAATACCTTACGTGATGAGTTGGGTATTGTGTCGAAATTCCATGAGGGCAAGACGATACCGTTTAATAAACTTGACAAGGATATTTAAGAGATATTACAGTGTTGACTACAAACAATAGAAGGGAAGATAGATGAGTAGGAAGTTACCAGAGTTGCCTAGTGAGGTGGAGAGTGAGGTTAGGTCGATGGATAGTATTTTGCTTGAGATGCAGGAGATAACGGCTAGTCTCGCGTTGGAGGCTGATCGTATACGCGACCACTTGGAGCAGAAGTTTGAGCGTGAGATGGAGGAGTATGGCGATGTATAAGCACCATTTCATGCCGTCAGATTATGACGCTGATGGGGTAGCACAGCTCGTAACGTGTATATATTGTGATTGTAAGATATACCAGGAAGCTCAACCGTGTATAGAAAGGAAGGGCTAATGCCTGATTTGGATACGAAGAAACCTTTTAAGGGGTTTATTGGTGGTTGGATTCTGTTGTCGGATGGTCGGATACTCGGCGAGTGTTATGTCACTGACATTGAGGAGCGTCAAGAGTGGGATGTTATTAAAACCAGTCCGATGGTTGCAGGTTTGTTGGTTGAGAATGGTGCTGTTGAAACTCGGAACGGTATTTATATTCTCGGCAGTCCAGTAAAGGAGGGAGCTGATGTTGCAGGGTAAGTTCAGTGGCGAGGGTGGCACCTGGTTGGAGAACATTTATTTTAAGACCCGTAAAAGGATGATAGCGTCGAAGGTTAAATACTTTGGGGCGTATCATAAGCAGTACCCGTTGTACACTAGACGGGAGTTGAATCGTTGCAGTTGGTGTAAGCATAAAGATTATATGCCTTTTTATGCTGAGAATGGGCGTGAGTATTTTCATACTGATATGGAAACTGATCTGCCTATTTGTGGCGAGTGTGAGTTTGAGAGAAGTTCAAATAATAGGGGATGGTAATGAGTAGAATGAAAGAATATTTGGAAGATTTGCAGGAGTTGGATGAGATTTTGCAAAAGTTTTATAAAGTTCGCGCTATCAGAGAGCAGCGTGACCCGATGCCAGAGGATTTCGAATAATGGACATGTCAGAATTGTATGAGATGCAACGTGAACAGCTTGAAACTGAGCTGAGGCAGAACGCTACTGTTGAGGACATGGCGCAAACTTTGAGTGTCGCTGAGTCTAAAATACTGGACGGTGTGTTTAATAGTTTCGTCACCGAGTACATGCGTGAACACGGAATGATAGTCGATTGATGAAACTATTAGTAGCTGGAGTGTGTTGTCTTGCAGCCTGGTGGCCTGCTGTTCCCCTTCAGGAAGCTCAGAGACCCGCGCCACCTGTGTTGACTACAACAACTACCACAACGACGACGACGACTGTGTTGGACAAGTTGTGGGCACCTGAACGGTTGTATAATTATCCATTTGGGATGTATAAACGTGGATCGGATGTAGTCGAATTGCAGAAGCTTGTCGATGTGTCTGTTGACGGTGTGTACGGGCATAAAACTAGACGGGCGCACATCAAATATTTGGGTGGAGCTGAAGCAGTGTTAGCTGACTGGCATCCTGATCTGCCTACCCGATTCCACCAGGATAAGAAAACTTTACGAGAGTTGGTTGATATCTATTGGTTGAACGACCACTCTGAGTGGGCGCTGAGGGTTGCGTTTTGTGAGAGCAGCGCGATGCCTGATGATACGCACAATGATGCTGTGTCTGACGCTTTAGCTGTCGGTGCTTTTCAACACCTGGCAACCTACTGGTCGTACAGGTCGAAGCGTGCAAACATGGCAGGTTTCAGTCCGTTTGATTTGGAAGCGAACGTAGCAACAGCAGCGTCGTTGTTTTATGATAGTGGATCTAATGGGTGGAAACATTGGAGTCCATCTAAAAAGTGTTGGGATCAGAGCGGTCTCACAGTAACAGAAAGGAGTGGTTAATGGCAGAGATATTAACCGAGTTCCCGAAATCAGTGCAACGCACTGAGAGCTATGATTGGAGCGGATGGTTTGACGGGGTTCCCCGTGTGTTATCACAGGGAGTTGATTTTAATACAAAAGTTGATTCTTTTAGATCGTCTGCGTATCAGGCGGGTAAACGTAGGGGCATCAAAATAAGGGTACATACTTATGCTGATGGTAAACGTATTGCTATACAGTCCATTACCTCACCGCTGGTGGGATGACACAATGTTGACGAGTGGGGGCTTGATCGTATGGGGGTGCGTCAAGTCTCCGCTCGCAGCTAGGAGGAAGCTATGAGAACTGATTTAGAAATACAACGCAGAATTATTAACATGGGCGCTGGTCTAGCTACTACCAGGTGGGTGGTTGTGCAAGACGGTAGGATACGTGAACTGTTCCAAGATTATGACAGAGCTGTTGAGTATGTGACAGTGTTGACACGAGACTGGGAATCGCAAGACGAATGAAAGTTTTGAATTTGTACGCTGGTGTTGGAGGTAACCGTAAACTGTGGAGTGATGTGGAAGTTACTGCCGTTGAGTTCAACCCGAAGATAGCAGAAATATATAACCATCATTTCCCTGAGGATAGGATGATACTAGAAGATGCTCACGAGTTTCTTCGTAACTATGTTGATGATGGGTGGGATTTTATTTGGTCGAGTCCTCCATGTCAGTCTCATTCACGGATGGCTATATCTGGGCGTAACAAAAAACCCCGTTACCCTGACATGCAGCTTTATGAGGAGATTATTTTGTTGCAGACTTACAGCAAAAAGTTTGGGTTTTCTTATTGTGTTGAGAATGTTCAACCGTATTACGAAACTTTGGTTGAAGCTCAGAAGATTGGTCGTCACTTATTTTGGACAGATTTAGATTTGTCGAGCGTGGAGGATGTTCCTTCCCCACCAGGATTTATTAAAAAACAAAACGCTGAGGCTTCTAAACAGATGCAAGAATGGCTTGGTATTAGCTGGGATCGTCACGTGTATTATGACGGCAACCATGATGTTACACAGATTTGGCGTAACGCAGTCCACCCCCTTATAGGTAAACAAATAATAGAAAGGAAACATTATGACATTGAAACCATCGGGTGAGCATACAGCTATGACCCGTGAAGAATATTTGAGGCAACGTGACAAGGAAGCTAAACAACCTGAACGTAAACGCACCACTAAACACAAGTCGTCGTACCATTCATGGGGTTCAGAATGAATCCCGTGTGGGGTACTGTGCCTGTTAAAGCTGAAGGCGCAGAGCATCCTCTGGGGCGGTCTGTGTGCGAGCTGAAGATCTTCGTTGAGCATCCCCCATCTTGGCATGTCGGTGACGTGGTGGATGAGCTGATGGATGTAGTCAACGAAATCACAGAAGACACCCGCCTCGTAATTTTAGGTGCTATAAAAAATTAAAAAAAAATTTTAAAAAGTCTCTGACCTGCGGTTTTACAATTTGATTTGGTCGGTTTAGAGGGTGTTTGTACAACTACGATTTGACAAGGTGTGTTATAATATATTCGTAGATGCAAATAGCATTTACAAATATACACACATCGAGGGAGGTGAAAGTGAGAAAAGAGTTAGACATAGTTGGAAGCGATTTCGCTCTCAACGTCTACTGGGGAGACAACTCCACGACTCGCATAGGTACTGCTGAACATGCAGCACGCCTAGCGAAGCGTGCGGAGTTCCTAAAAGGACAACAATAGTCCTGGTCTCCTAACTGACTAAGCATCGGCGCTCTAAGGGGCGTGGCAACAGAACCCTTAAAGAAACAAAGACTTGACGTACTGGTCTGAGTCAACTACTTTTATACACAACAGGAAACCCCTCTTTCCTGTAGGGAACGGGGGGCTAGGTTAAACTTCCTTTCTTTAGTCCCCCGTTTCCACCTCCCACGAAAGGAAGAACATGTCAGAAGAACAAACCATCGAGGAACGGTTACAACGCTTAGAGGAAATAGTCATCCTCCCCGAACAAACATTAGCTGACGTTGTAGGCATCAACTATCTCACCATCCAAGAAGCGTTAACCAGGATCGGAGATTTTGTTTACAACCAACAAACAGCTTACGAATATTTTTTATCAGAGATAGCTGAACTAATCTCACCGCAATATCAGAGAATCCAAAAAGACTCAGAAGAAATAGACATCGAAAGAAACTTTAAAATAATACAAGGCGAAAAAGAAACAGATCCCCCTAGCCTAGGCTAGTAGCTGGGATACTCGGATGTAGTCAATACCAGCCTAGCCTAGTACTAGCCTAGCCTAGCGGGGGTATTCTTTACATGTCAAGAATATATGTTAAGGTGTAACGCATGGTACAAAAATCAGTGTGGTTAGAAGATGACAGGATCATCCTCAGACAGTCATGGTTAGGTAGTTTAGCTATGTGCCCTGAGCGTGCAAGACAAGACATGCTGGGCATCTCTAAATCCACCGAGTCCACATCAACGATGATAGGCAGCGCTGTGCATCACGGCATCGAAATGTGTCTACAATCTTTTATTGACACAGGTGAACACACCAGTCGGGATCAGACGATAGCCGACTCGTTGTCGTACTGGAATGACAACGGGCATGAGATCGTTCGTTGGAACCACAAGAACGAAGAAGAATGTTTAGAGATCATCGAGCTGAACTCTGCCGTGTGGTGGGATGAGGTGCGATCAGATTTGTTTCCAAGATCTGTTGAACACAAATTTGAGATCCCGCTGGTGGTGGATCACAAACCTGAAATCTGGTTGCATGGCACGATCGACCTGTTGCAACATCACCCCGCTCCTATAGTCGATTGGAAAAATCCTGGTCGTAAACCTCACGACGATTGGGAAAAGAAACGGTGGTCTGTTCAAGCTGCTGCTTACACGTTCGCTGTCGCCTCAATGATTGATGGTGGCATCAACGAACCGATGCAATTCGAGTTCGTTCATCTTGTGAAAGGCAAAGTTTACAAAAACCTTGTCGAGTGTGGACCCGCTGACTGGGCTAGTTTGGTTGCTCTTGCCAGGTCAGCGGGAACACTAATCACAGCGGACCTACCAGTGTGGCCTCTCCAAATGAGCGGCTGGCACTGTTCACCTAAGTGGTGTGGCGCATGGTCAACATGTCGTGGTAGGTTTGCGGGTCCAGACCCGTTCAAGCAACTATAGTTAGGAGAAACTATTATGCCAGAAGGCAATTCGTTTACGGTTTTCCGTAGACAAGTAATACAAACAGGCGAATATGAGCCTGCTGAAGCGTCATGTTCAGTGACCATCACGGTGACTGACGGCGCGACCCAAGAAGAAATAGTTAAACAGATCGAAGAATGGGGAACCACTCTCGACATGGCAAACTATGAGGCTTTGGGAGTCGGATATGAGGTGACAGAACAAGGAGTGCGGAGGCTTTCCAAAAGTGTTCCCTCAAACAACGCGAGTGATCCCGTGGCGAAACCAGCCGCGCGGCCTGAACGTTCAGGTGGTGTCGGTTCCAAAGAATCGTATTGGGATGATTTGATGAACAACAAAGGCGACTGGTGGAACCCCAACTGGGAGAAGAAACTAGACGGCACGTTCAACAACCTTAAAGGACCCGACTATAAACACAAGAAAGACAACGACAAAGCATTATGGTTGTCTAACCAAGATGGCAGCTCACAAGTACCTGACCATTTTGTTTGCCCGTTCACTAACAAAAATAGTGATGAGCTAGGAAAAATAGGTAAGCAAATACGCGCACGTATCTAACCTATGGAAATACAAACCCCCGAAGAAGTGAGTCGTCGCCTCGCAGCAGCGCAACAAACTGTTGCAGGCGAAACTCCTTCGGATCAAACAACCGAAGTACACCCACCCACACCAGGCGGAGAGAAACCCACCTCATTTGTTTTAACCTCCGCTGTTGTAGACAACCTGATAGGTTTCGTTTCAAACCCGACAGAACGCTGGTATCTGGGACTCAGTGAAATAGATTTAGCGACACGTGGTGTCGGACGTGGCGAAGTGATGATGGTCGTAGGTAGATCACACACAGGCAAATCACAAATGCTGTTGAACAGTATCGTATGGAACCTACGCAACCAACCAGACGCGCATGTAGTCATCTTTTCAATGGATGAACCACGTGAGCTGGTCACAATGAAACTTTACTGTCTGCTACGTGGCAGATCCTCCGCATCAGTTGAAGAAGGAATCAAAGAAGGCGACAAAGATCTGTTAGCTGACTTGGAACAAGCAGGAGCTAACGAACTGTCGCGTGTAGCTATCATCGACGAGTCTTTAAGGTTAGATGACATGGCTGCAGCTATGGAAGAAGCGAGAGCATGGTGGGGTAGAGACCCTAGTTTCGTGATGATCGACTACTTAGAGTTGCTGCCAGGCGGAGACGCTGACGCTACAGGTGTGACTACAAAAGCACAAAATGTTAAACGTTGGGCTAAAAAGCAGCGTGTCCCAGTCGGGTTAGTGCATCAAGCTGGGCGTGGTTCAGGTGAACCAGGTAAACCTGCTGGGTTGTATGCGGGCAGGTACGGTGGTGAACAGGAAGCGATCTTCGTGGTTGAAGTTTACCGTAAACGAGACAAGTACGGTTTGTCTAATTGGGAAACGAAATACCACGAGCATAGTATCAACATCAATTTGTGTAAGAATAAGAGAACAGCACGCTTGTTGGATCACACCTATTATTTGGATTCAACTGCTGGTCACGTTCAACCTTACACTGATGAGCTGGTACCAGACGATGACTGACACTCATGTCATAATGTACAGTGGTGGTAAAGCATCATGGCTTGCTGCCCATCTTGTAGCCAACAAATACTCCGAGTCGGATGTGAAACTTTTGTTTACCGACACGAAAACAGAAGATGAAGATTTGTACAGGTTTCTTTACGAAGGAGCTGAAGCTTTAGACCTTCCCCTTGTTCACCTGTCGGATGGTCGTAACATTTGGGAAGTGTTTAAAGACAACAAGTTTTTAGGAAACAACAGGGTGCCTGTGTGTTCCAGAATATTGAAACAGGAAGCGTCCGCAGGGTGGGTGAAAGAAAACTGTGACCCTGAAACAACCACTATTCATTTCGGTATCGACTGGACAGAAGCACACAGAGCTGAACGGATACCTAAACATTGGGAACCTTACACTGTGGATTTTCCTTTGTTGTGGGAACCTGTTAGCGACAAAGAAGAAGCTGATGTGCTGTTAAAAGAATACGGTGTGGAGGAACCCCGCTTGTATAAGTTGGGTGCGCCTCACAATAACTGCGGAGGGTTGTGCATCCGTGCAGGTCAAGGTCATTTCAAATGGGCTTTAGAAGCTATCCCTGAAGTTTACGCTGATTGGGAAACTAAAGAACAAGAGATGCGTGACTTTCTCAACAAGGATGTAGCCATCTTAAGAGACAGACGTGGTGGTTCTAGTAAACCTATGACGTTAAAAGATTTCCGTTTACGTGTAGCGTCTGAAGATGTTAAACAACTAGATCTGTTCGACTGGGGAGGGTGCGGTTGCATGTCGGAATATGAGTGAAATGAGTGTCGCTTTCAGTGACCTTTTCAGAGGCGGGAAGATAGCTAAAGCAGGTAAAGATTTCAGACCAATGCAAGACTGGTCAGGCGGGTTTTGCACAGCACACGGAATCGTCTATGAGAACGCCATAGAGGACCATCTAAGCGTTCCTGAGCTGCCAATCGGGGTGTACCCACTCCTAGAGGTCACAGAAGCCTCAGAAGGGCAGGAAACAGGGCATTCTAAATACATGGTTTACTGGGGGTGCGTGGACTGGGACATAGGAGAGGAACAATCATTAACACACGGACTGAACGTACAAGAATTATTGAAGCAACTAGGCGTAACATCCTGGGTGGAAATCTCACGTTCCAAAGGCTACCACCTGTGGGTTTTCTTCTCGGAACCGATACTCGCACGCCACGTAAGAGAAGGACTCATCGCAGCATGTAACATAGTTGACGCACCCATAACAGAAGTCAACCCTAAACAAATAGAACTAACAGGCAAAGGATGGGGGAACGGGGTGAGACTACCGTACCCCGCAGGAGCAGAGCCTGGACGTAACGTTATTGTCAGACACGGTGAAGAAATGACCGCATCACAATTCGCCACAACAGCTTTAATGTCCAGAGTTCTGCCCGAAGAATGGGAACCAGTACACGCCCTGTACCAACCCCCACCACCCCCACCTCCCAGAAAAACGTATGCGACTAGAAACAGTGGGAAGCTAACAGGTTTAGCTGAAGCTATCAGACGCAACGGACCCCGCCCCGAACCTAAAAAACCTAACGGAGACAGATCCGCGACCCTGTTCTCGTTAGCTTGTGCGATGGTGGAACAAGGCTACCCTGCTGGCGACATAGAAGAAGAACTCGTAGACGCTGACATAGCGTGGGGTTCAAAATTTCACAGTCGTTTCGACGGCAGGGAACGCATATCAAACATGGTCGCCGACGCAGAAAGAACAGTAAGAAAGTGACAGACGAATCAGTTAAATTCCGAACAGCATGCGAAATAATAATCGTTATTATGACAGCAGCCCTACTAATATTCACGTTGATAATCTAATGGAAACATACACCCTCATCGTAGATCGCAAACCTAAAGTCAAAGCACGACCACGCCACACGAAAGGCGGGAGAGTGTTCACACCCAAAACGACACTCATCGAAGAAGATGTAGTCGCACAAGAATGGGCCAACCAAATAGGGCAACAACTAACAGGACCGTTAGAAATAGTCCTCATGTACAGTCCCACAGCAACATCGATCACAGTGTTAAAGTCTCCACATGGGGCTAAAACGTTACGAGGTGACCTTGACAACTATGTGAAGCTCACATTAGACGCTTTGAATGGTGTCGCTTGGGAGGACGACAGGCAAGTGGTACGCATCTCAGCGGTGAAAGTAGACAAATTTGACAAAGACGACTAAACACACAACAAACTTTGCGGACAAATCGTGGAACGCACGGTTCGACACGATGGGCGACATAAGCGAAGCAGCTTTTGAACGCAACCACAAAAAATGGACACGGTACGGTTTAAACAGACCAGACTTCCCAGTGGCTAGACTCCCATTAGCCACTAGGTACACGCCAGACTACATTCTTGAAGGCAGATACTTCGTGGAAGTGCAAGGCTGCTCCCCACGTGCAGGTATCAAACTTAAACTAGAAAAATATGTTGCAATAGAAACAGCCTGGCACACCGTGATGCCCGTGCTATACTTCTTCTGGGACTCGTCCCGTAACATGTTCGTAACAATACCGTTACAAGAACTTAACAAACTAATCAAAAGTGACCAGACAACAATAGGAACCTTCAAAGACCCAGGGGTTGAAAAACCATACTGGCAGTTGAAAACAAATATGTTTGAATGGACACACGATGGCGAAAAAGCGGGAGTGGCCTGAAGACCCAACATCTTCACTATGGGCCAACACAAGAAC